CAACATGACTGAGCAATCCCATTTGGGAGCAGCTTTGATTGCTAAACCACACCGTATCTTAGGAGAAATGGACAAACTTTTCTCTGCTCAGAACTATTACTCTGACAACCCAATGTCTTCATTGTTGATGGGTAACTCCAAGACTGAAGAAACTATTGGTAACACAGAATGGGAATGGGAATTGAAAGGTGCCAACACTAGACCTCTAGTTGTTGTAGAAAATGTTGAAGCTCAGGGTAACAATACCCCAGGTAAATTCAAAAAAACATTTAAAATTAAACTTGATGAGAACTGGTACTTACCAGGGGATGTAATCATGCCGGGTACTTCTAACAAGAAATACCAAGTGAGAATCCAAAATCAAGGTGTGAAACATGGAGATGGAACAGTTTATACTGTTAGAATGAACTCAGATGATCCACAAGCATTTATGCCTGTTAAGTATTTGAATCCAGGACAACAATGGGGTAAACTATTCTCTCAATATGAAGAAGCTGCAGAACAATCAGGTTCTACTGTATTCAGCTTACCTATTGCTTTCCGTAATAGAATGTCTAAATACAGAAAAGAATACCGTATCACTGACTATGCTTCAACTGAAGTATTAGCAGTAGCTATTCCTGATTCTAAAGGTGCTTATCATAACTCATGGATGAGATATGCTGAAGTTGAGTATTGGCAACAATGGTACAGAGAAGTAGAAAGAGGATATTGGTATTCAAGATCTGCTGATACTGTATTAGGTGCTAATGGTAGACCAGTAAGAATGGGTCCTGGTATTCAAGAGCAATTAGAAGATTCTCATATTCACAGATATTCTCACTTGACTGCTAAGTTAATTGAAGAGTACTTACAAGATATTTTCTATTCAAGAGTTAAACCAGGTCAAGGCCGTCAAGTAAAAGGTTTCACAGGAGAGTATGGTATGTTACAATTCCACAGAGCTATCCAAGATTGGCAAAACAAATCAGGGTTTATTAAAAACATTGAAGTTTACACTAATAAAGTGACTAACTCAGTGCACACTAATTCCCTTGAAGCAGGTTACCAATTTGTGAAATACAACATGGCAAATGGTGCATCTCTTGAGTTAATCCACAATCCTCTTTATGATGATAGAGAGATTAACTTTGAAATTGATGAGGTTACAGGATTCCCTATTGAGTCACAAAGAATTACATTCTTAGACTTCTCAGGAGAAGCTAAAAATAGCAACATCAAAATCATGTGCAAGAAAGATGGTTTTGCATTTACTTATGTTGAAGGTATGTATGGCCCTTATGGTCCTAAAAATGGAGGTAGCTCTGCTCACTCTGGTTCATACTATGAAATGCATGTTGAGAAGTCTTGTGGTATTCATATCCATGACATCACTAAATGTGGAGAGTTAATCTTATCTCGTAACTAAGATTTATATAAAACTACTAACAAGCTCCTGTAACAGGGAGCTTTTGGTGGTAAAAGAAATAACTAAATTTTTATTATTATGGCAAAAAAAGTAAAAGATGATGGTAAGATGAAGGGGTCTCCTAATCTTCCAAGCAAACCTACTGTTGTTAGACCTGATTTTAAGGTCCCTAAACAAACTTCAGAAGATGCAAAAGCTTATGCTGGTATTTTAAAAAGTGGAGTATCTAAAAAATAAGCAGTAATTAACAAGTTCATTAATTTAAAGAGAAAAAATTATGGGAGTTAAAGTTGAAGTAAGACCTATTGAGTCAAAAAGATGGCACAACAAAACAGGTCAAGAGTCTTTTACAAGACCAAAAAAAATTCAAGCATTAGTAGATGGTAATACTATGAGGTATGCCACAGGGTTAACTGCAGAAGACATTAAAGAGTTAACTAAAAAAGGGACTAAGTATGATCTATCAGATCAGTACAATTCAGATGCCCCACACCCATTTTGGGATTCTAACATGGCAGTAGTTAAGTTAGAAAACAACACAATGTTCTTTGATACAGACAATGCCATTGACTTTATCAAAATTAGAATTATGAAAGCTAGTAAGTATGTGGCTAATTCTATGGCAGAGTATGAGCAAGGTGTATGGCCAGAAGCTACTCATGTTATTTATGATGAAGCAGAACAAGCTCAAGTATTGGCAAGTAAAGTAGAGCAAAAGAATACTGCTATCATTGAAGCTTCTAAATTAAGTTTAGAAAGAAAAATTCAACTTATTTTAGTATTAGGTGGTAAGAATATGAAGAACCAATCTGCAGATTTTGTTGCTGTAGAATTAGATAAGATTATTCAAAAAGATGCCGGAGAATTTTTAAGATACTTGAATTTAGATAAGAAACAATTAGCATCACATGCTCTTGTTTTAGAAGCATTACAAAAATCAGTATTGAGAAAAGAAGGACAAAGAATTTATCACATGGACTCTCCTTTAGGTATTGATGAAATAGAGGTAGCTGAGTACCTTTCTAAGGAAGAAAATCAGGATATTAAATTGATGATATTGTCTAAGATTAATAACTAAGAGCTATGACCACTAGGGAAATGCACTATGACTTCAAAAGGAAGTTTAATAAAATAGATAGTCAGAAGAACAGAAACTTATTAGTACCTGAAATTGATTGGTTACTAAATGAGGCTGCTGAACTGTTTGTTAAAAAAGTGTCAAATCCTAAAACTGAAAATGGTCTTGGTTTTGAATCTAGTCAGAGAATCATTGATGACATTAAGAGTATTGTTATTCCTGGGACTTGGACTCCTGTGGTAAATAATATAATCTCTTTGCCTACAAATTACTTGTACTTTGTAAGATGTAGAGTAAGATTATCAAAAAAGAATTGCAAATCTCAAGAAGCTGTACTATACATTAGAGAGCACAGAGATTTGTTTGAAGAAAGTGCATTTTATAATGCCTCATTTGAATGGAGAGAAGTCAATGGTGTTTATACAACCCAAGGTATTCAATCTTTTACAGATGGGACTTTTACAATAGATGAAGCAAAACTATCATATATCAGAACATGGCCTTACTTTCACAATGCACAAGACTTCAGTGGAGGATCTTATGCAAACTTAAGTGGGGTTATCTTGACAGGTACAGTGCAATGTGACCTCCCAGCTCATGTACACAGAGAGATAGTTGATATAGCAGTGATGCTTGCAGCAAGTGAAGTTCCAACTTCAGACTTTCAGCTTAAGGCAGGAAAGTTAGGTTTTAATCAGATTGTTTAATTAAATAACTAGAAATTATGAGTAATCGTAACAATGATGTTTTTAGAGTGTTACCAGTTACAGACTGTGACCTCTTACCAGCAGGAGATGCTATAGAAGATTTGAACATTGGTCAATTAGGTGCATTTGATGCAGCTACTAACTTGGCTATTGATGCAACTACTTCTCCAATGCCAAAAGAAATTTTCTTTGCTTTGGCTTATCAAACTGATGCTGGGAATACTGACTACAGATTTTCTGCAGGTCAAGTAATCCAAAGACAAGGTGTAGTAGGTTTTACTGAAAAACTTTGTTCTCAAGGATCTCCAATGAAAGTTACTGTAGGTAACTTCAAAGCTGAGTGTGATACTGAGTATGGAGTAAGAGTAGAATTCCGTAATGCAAAAATCAACAGAATCCAAGGGTATAACCAATTTAGCAAAGCTTACATGGTTAAGACTCCTTGTTGTGATGATTGTGCTGAAGGATGTGGTAGTTTAGATGCTAATGTATTGACTCAGCTATTTATAGCTAATATCAATGCTGATGAAGCAGGTTTAGTAACAGCTCAAGCTGTTGCAAGACAACCTTTGACTACTGCTACTCATGGTACTTCTGTGAACTATGCTACAGGTGCTGTAATGACTGCTGCAGATGTTGCACAATTAATTGTGTTCAACTCTACTGCTGTTCCTGCTGCTTTAGTGTTTGCTGATTTCCAATTAGTAAGCCAACCATTAAGTATTGGTTCTTTCTGCCAAGTTAACTTACACTACTACAAATTATTAGAAACAGTTTTAATTGTTTCTTTAATTGAAGGTTTTGGATGTTCAGGTGCAACTACTGTTAATACTTACCCTACTTATGCAGAAGGTACAGGAATTAACATTCAGCAAAAAGAATACCATGCTTCAGGATGGGCAGGTTCAGGACCTTACAAATTGTCTCAAGTAACCGGTACTGCTTATGGCAATATTGTTTACTTAGCTGACAAGAACACTAATTATGACCAAATTATTTTGGAATATAATCAAACTTCTGAGTCAGGATGGCAAGAGTATAGTAATCCACTAAGTACAGTTTTTGCATTCCCATGTGATGATTGTGAGTTAGATGAGACTATCACAGACTTATTGAGAGCCTTTATCACTAACACTCCTTTAAGTGAAGCGGTAGCACCTTAATTTAAGGAAAGGCTATTAGATAAAAACATCTCTATTTTTATAGAGATGTTTTTTATTTTTTTGTATATTTGAACCTGATAAATCTATTTACTATGGCACTGAATTACACATACATAAAGTATAAAGATGTCCATACTCTCCAAAATAATGAGGGTATAGATATGGATTATGAGATAATAAAAATTTCTTGTAATGCTTCTACTGTCTTAAGTACAGGGACTATGGTGCCAGGACAAACTATAACTTTAAATTTTGCTACAGATGGTAACTATACTATCAGTCTTTCTACAGCAAATGATGAAGATTCTTTTAGCATTAAGTATTTTCAGAACTTACTTAAGTCTTTTATAACAGATGCTGAAAGAGTATTATGTGGTTGTGCTAAATGTGATGACTGTGCAGAGTGCAATGAGTGCCAAGATTACTTAGGGGCATTTATGAAGTCTTTTGCATTTAACTCTGTTAATGTTCCTCTTTATCAAGCTTATGTAGACTTAATTGCTCAGAGTGTAGTATGTGATTTTACTGATGAAGTAATTTGCAGTTTAATACATGAAAAAGTATTTGGTTCTTCTTCAGTGAAAGAGCCTATGTTAAAAATACTGAGTTATTACTATGCAGCTTTCTATTACAAAGATTACTATATGGCTGTAGATACTGAAGAAGAAAACTACATTACAACTAAGTACAAGTTTAATAAGATAGCTAAATGTATTAAAAAATTAGGAGTAGATCCTGCAGAGATTATTGAGATATTTGAGAATGGAAGTATGGTATATTACTGGCAGTTAAACAATACACAAGATGACATTACAGATGTTATTCCTTTGCTTTCTCCAAATTATATTAGTGCAAAACCAAGTCTACTTCTTGAAACTTTTGAACAAGGGTATATTGTAAATTACTCTCAAGTAGGAAGAATTTGTTTTGCAATTATGCCAACTCAAATACAAAACTTTACTATTGAAGACAGCTTAAATAATGACATCACAAATGACTTTGATGTTCATTATGAAAGTGGTATGAGTTTAGCTCTGTTTGTATCTAAACTAGTGTACAGTTATAGTAATATTTACTTTAAATTTAAAAAAGGAATATAATGAGTAACTTTAATAATATTCCCACAGGGTTACTAGTACCTGCTCAAGTTCCTTTAGATGCTAAAAGGGTTGTATTAAACAATGCCATACTTCAAAATTTGGGGCCCGGTAATAATTTAGCTTTTACTTATGAAGATGGGTTAGTTGTTTTTTCTGTAGCTACTAGAGAAAGTTGGGAGTGGAGACCAGTAAGACCTGTAGAACCTGGAATTGCTTTATTACCAACAGCTTTTGTATACCCTAATAATTTTATTGTTGCAGGAATAGACTACTCTTTAAAAGCTTATAACTTCTTCCGTAAAACAGAATCTCTACCTTTAGCTAACTTAGGTACAGGTAAAAAAGTGTATAAAGGAATCAATGTTGTAAATGAAAGACATGAGTTTTATACTTTAGAGACTGATGGAAAACTTACTCTCTCTTATCCTCAATCAGGAGGAGTAGAAACAGGAGTATTGTTATTTACTTTCCCTGGTTTTAGAAATCTTTCTCAAGTAGGGACTCCAATTTATAAAGGGTATGATGCAAGTGCTAATGAGTTTCAATTTTATACTATAGATTCTGCAGATATAAAAATAGAAACTAATCAAACTACAGGAGTAATTAGTCTTTCTTTACCTGAGAGTTCTTCTGTACCTAGTATCTATGTAAATCAAGATTATGTACCTACTTATGATGATTGGTTAAAAGCTAATAGAGCAGCAAATGGAGGAACTCCTGTTGCTGGTTATCAATATAAAGGAGAAGGAACTTTAGCTAAACCTTTTACTAACACAGTTAGTTACACTTTAAATTCTCCTACACCTACTCCTGTTACAACAACTATAAAGACTTCTATTCAAAATGGGATAGATTATTATGTTGGACCTAGTCCTACTTATAATAGACTTAATCCTCAAAGATGGGGACAAAAAATACAAATTCTTTCTGCTATTAATGCTTATGAGTATGATGGAGATTTTAGTTACACTAACATAAATGTAGAAATATATGGTTATGTAATATCTAATACTACAGGTAAGTTAATAGATATGGATAATCCAAATCACTTTGTAAATCCTGCTACTCCTACTTTTTTTTCTCAAGCAAAAATTTATATAGAAGAAGATGCTCAATTAGAAATAAAAGGACTTGGGTTTTGGAATAGTGGTTATGATATACCTGTATCAAATTATACTTTTGCTAAGACTCTTTACTTGTATGGTAAAGGAAGGATAGTATCTATTCAAGATGACATTACTAAATACATTATTAATTCTGGAATAAATCCTTCTTTACCTATACCTCCTACTGATACTTATAACAATGCTGGGTTTTTAACTTTTGAAATAACTTGTCAAATAACTAGTGGAGGAGCCAATGGAGGACAAGGAATAGTTCAAAATGGAGGATTAAGTAAAGTAGAATTTAGAGAAGGAGCTGTTATTAGTAGTGGAACCTTAGTTACTCCTACTAATGCAGCTTTAGAAGCCATTAAAATAACAGGTGGATGGATTAGAATATTTGATTCTATTATTTCTTTACAAGGAACTAATAATGGTGCTTTAGATAGAGAAAGAGGAATTACATTAAATAAATCTGGTAATATAGATTCTCAACAAGGGCCTCAACTTTATATAGTTAGTAGTAGTTTAAGAGGTCATGCTAAAAGATGGTTTGATAGAAAAGGAAATTGTGGAATTGTAATAATTTCAAATTGTAGTACTATATATTTTTCAGGAGGAGACTTAGTTACTTCTACTGGAAATCTTAATGTTTGGGGGCCAACTACTGCTGAAGGATATGTTTCTTTAAAGAATAACACTTTTGATTATATTACTCTTGATACAGAGAAGATTGATCTTACTGTTGGAGGTTCTCAATCTGTTTCTAACATTATAGGACAAAACATAGTTCAATCTTTAAAAACTTTTTATACAGTACAAGATGCTATTAATGCAGGAGTAACTAAAGGAAGTTTATATTTAAAAAGATATGCTATTAAAGACTTTACTGCTACTAGACTTGCACAACTTAAAATAGGAGATGTACTTAAAATAGGAATACAAGGAGTAGGACCAACACTTCAAGATTTTTCTACTATAGGAGCTCCTAATAATTTAGAAGGGACTGTCTTTGATTATAATGGTGTAGCTCTTACTTTTACAAGTAATGTAGCAGAGTTATGGTATGAACAAATTACAGTAATGACTTAATATTAAAACAATATAAAACATAAAGATATGGCAGGTTTAGAAGAAAGACTAAGTAAATTAGAAAGTATACTTCACAGAGTATTGTGTTGTGATACTAATATATTTACAGGACCTCAAGGACCACAAGGACCACAAGGTCCCCCTTGTGAACCATGTCCTCCTGGACCCCCTGGTCCTCCAGGACCTCCTGGGCCATCAGGTTTAAATTGGGAAGGAGAATGGGTTCCTTGTGTAGTTTATTCTCAAAATGATGCAGTAGGTTATAATGGTGCTTCTTATTTTGTTATTTGTGAGACTAGTGATTCAGCACCTTGTTATACTTATGCAGTAACAGGAACAGGACTTTATACAGGAACAAATTGTGATGGAACTCCTTTTACTATTAGTGGAACAAGCTCTCCTCAATATATTTGTAGTTTATTTGAAATACCTTCTACTGTTGGAGGATTAAATTTTGAACTTACTGATTTACCTCCAGCACCTATTGAAATTACATGTCCTTGTGTTAGAATTGAGTATATAAGTGCCGGAACTTATGGAGGCACTTATCTTGATTGTGATAATGAGATACAAACTTGGAACATCACTGAGGCAGGGAATTCATATACAGATATTTGTACTTTAGATCTTAATAGTATAATTACAAGTATAGGTGTAGATGATCCTGATTTTATTATAGTAAATGGTGAATGTGGTGATGGTTGTATTGCACCAACACCAAGTAATATGTGTTTCTTTATGGGAGGAGAAACTCCAGGAGGTAATTATTTTTGTAGTATTGAACCTGAAACAGGTTTAGTAAATGGAAAACCTTATTATAAATTATTTTTTCCAGACTGTACAACTCCATTTGCACCTGATAGTGAACCTGTATATGTATGGTTCTCTACATCAGGTGATTATGTAAATAAATGGGTTGTCTCTGAATTAAACAATGCAACAATAGGTAATGTATACTCATATATTCCTTCAGTTATCCAAGAGTATTTTCCTATAGGTGCTTGGCAAAATATTTTAGGAGATCAGTTTTTTGTATATGATTCTTCAACAGGAGATTGTTCAGAGACTATATGCTTTTCTATTTTTCAAGAATCTGAAGGGGATGAAAGTCCTCTTTTAGAGCAAATAGAATTACCAATATCAGGAAATGCTCCTTTTCAAAATGGTAGACCTGTTTATAATATTGAAGGACTTTCTCCTGGTACTGTATATTGGGAGAGTGGTCAATGGATTTATGCTTCTCAAGCTCTTCCTTCTATATTACAACCATTAAATAATGTTAATTACTATCCTATTGGTAATTATTCTGAATGGGGTGATGCAACTCTAACAGGTTTAATGTATTCAAGTACATTAGGAGGTTGTCTTCCACCTGATACTTGTTTTACTTTTGGATTTGAAAGTCTAGGAGGACCTTCTGAATGTACTACACAAAGTTTAGGGTTTTATGCAAATAAACCTTATTATGAATTGTTACTTGATGATTGTATAACATCTCTTGGGTTATTTATTTGGTGGAATGATTCATTAAATCAATGGAACATGACACCTGCTGTAGGAGATGATTCTTTTATAAGAATGTATAATGATTACCCGGGATTTACCCCAGAAAGTAGTTTTGCATATCCTTGGGTTTATGTAAGTGGACCAATCCTAGAACTTAATTCAACACTAGGACCATGTTTTTATCCTACTGAATGTCCTAGTACAGCATGTGCTCCTCCTGATATTAATCCTTGTTTTGCTTTACTTGCTAATCAAGGTGCTATAGGTCCACAAGGTCCTCCTGGAGTTGCAGGATTAAATGGTAATGATGGTTCTAATTCAGGAAGATGGAAATGGCATAGTGCTCAACCTGGTTTAGCAAATCCAGGTTCAACTTGGTTTAGAACAAGTAGTGTAAATTTTAATGCTCTTGATAGAATTTATGTAAGTTTTAATGATATTAATAATACAGATTATGAAGATTGGTGGGTATTATTAAACAATCTTTACACAGATTATAATCCATTAATTTTTATTCAAATAACTGAGGTGGGTTCTAATAATATTATTGGTATATACCAAGTAGATACTCAATTTCCTCTTCCTTTTGTTTTTTTTCCTGGTGCTTATGTAGCTATAAATTTAGAACCTATCTATGTAGCTAATGGAGTTTTTACTGCAAATAAAGACTACACTATTTCATGGTCTACACATGGAGGAACAGGTGGAAATGCTGCTTCTAAAACAGTAGGTAATATAATGGCTATCAATATGCCAGGTCAAGAACTTACTTATGATTTTAATATAGTTACATCAAGTAGTAAAACAGCTTGTGTTTATCTTCCTGATACAACTCAAGTAGGAAAAGAAGTAGTTGTGTTTTCTACAAAGACTGGAAATGTAGGGTTCTATGTTCAATCTAATTCTGAAATTACAATAGACCCTAGTCTTGCCCTTCCTGTATCTACAGGATTTTTAACCACTCATGGTATAGAAGAAGGGGATAGTAATTATTTTGTTTACCCTTCTGGAAACTATAAATTTACTTTCTTAGGTAATACTGCTGCAGGAGGTAAAGCTTTTTGGAATATGGAAGCACTACCTAATACTTATTTTACATTGACTCCTGGAGATAATCTTGAAGATTCTTCTACAGAATTATTTGCTCAGTATTATACAGCTTCTACTGTTCCATTAAATAGTACTTCTTTGTATACACTTTTTCCTGACTTATTACCTGGAGAACAAGTTTTTGCACCTTATCAACCTGGAGGGCCTAAGATATTTATTAAGACTCCTTTTAGTTGGTACTCAACAAATTTAACTATTGTAACATAATGGCACTACTAGACTTAGAAAAAATTAAAAAAGACATCAACATACTATTTGGATATGTTAGATGTCTTATGGCTAAATCAGATGAGAATTGTCCTTTAGTGGCTACAGAGTGGTCAGCAAATCACATTAATGCTACAGGTAATCCTTATATTGCAGGTACTTATGTATTTTACAATGGTCATGTATACAAATGTCTTTTTAATAATGAAGGCATATTACCTACTAATACAACTTATTGGTTAGACTTAGGAGAAGGACACTTACTTGCTGAAGAACAAAGTGATTGGAATGCTACAGGAGGAAGAAGATTTATCCGTAATAAACCTACTAACACTTCTGACTTTATTAATGATGGAGAAGATGGTAGTAGTCCTTATGTGACTCAAGATGAGTTAAATAATTCATTAGTTATTCAGAATCTTGATGAGGTATTAGCAGAAGGAGATCAAGCACCTACAAGAGGAGCTTACATAGAAGAAATAGGCTTTTGGGATAATTTTTCTGCTCCTTTTGGTTATGCTAAAATTTATGCTGATAAAAGTAGAGTGTGGTTTAGGAGTAAACTTGGAAACAGTATGCTTTGGATAGCAGAAGGCAGTTTTGCTTTAGTTAAAAGTCCTTTTACTTTTACATTTAATACTCAAAATTTAACAAATAACAGAACTGCTACATTTAAAAATGAATCTGGAGTAGTAGCTTATATGAATGATATTCCTGGTCAGTATACTTTAGTAGAACATGCAGATAATGCAGCAGCTATTACAGCAGGATTACCTGTAGGTAGATTATATAGAACAGGAGATATAGTTAAAGTAGTTCATTAATTAAATACATATAACAATGGCAAGTAAAGTTAACACAACATCATTTGAACCAAGTCCTAAAGTATCAAGACCTGGTGTTCATGCTAAGAGCAAAACCTCTTCTTTAAAAAGTTCTAAGAACTACAAAAAAGCTTACAGAGGTCAAGGAAAATAATTATATTTGTAACTCAAAGTTCAGGCTATGAGAACTCTTTTATACCCTTTAATTGTATTAAAATTTTGTGCTATGGAATGGCTATCTCTTTACATTAAGTATTTTACTAAACTAGGAATTAGTTTAAAAACAATGTCTTCAAGTCCTGCTACAGGAGTAACTGCAGGAACAGTAATTGCTGCTTCTGCTATGACAAATACTGAGAAAGCTATTTATCTTTTAATTGGATTTTATGTATTAGATTTTATAACAGGTATTCTTGCTTCTTGGAAAGAGAAACAAGAAGCTGAAAAGAAAGATCCAAAGCTTAAAGAAAAGAGTTTAATATCTTCAGAAAAATTAAAACTATCCGGAATAAAAGCTTTTACTTATGCTAGTGCAATACTTGCAGTATGGGGAGTAGAGAAAGTGTTTATCATTAAGAGTTTTAAGTTTGATAGTTTCAGTGATCAAGATATGACTATTACTTTAGTCTTTATTGGATTCTGTTGTTCTGTAGAGTTTTACTCTATCTTTTTTGAGAATTTTAAAAGAGCAGGGTTTGATATTAGAAAGAAGTTTTTTGCAGTCACAGGAGAAGTGAAAAAGATAATTAACAAGATTACAACATAATACATATTTTAGTATCTTTGTGAAATGGAATTATTAACAAAGATACAGACTCCTTTTAGTAACCTGACTTTTGAAGAGAAAAGACATAAGTATTATGTTGAAGGTCAGCCTATAAACAAATCAGTCTCTGCTTTAATAGGAGAGTTTTATGAGCACTTTGATGCTCAACAAGTTGCCCCACACTCTGCTGCCAAGTTGGGATTAACTACAGAAGAAGTTCTTGCACATTGGGCAGCTATTAATCAAGAGGCTAGAGATAGAGGACACAGAGTGCACAACTTTGGAGAAGTCTATCAGTTTAATAGAAACTTGAAACCTTCCTGTCCACAGGAAGAAGCTATTGTAAAGTTCTGGCAAGATGTTCCAGAACACATACTTCCACTAGCTGCTGAACTTAGGATGTATCACTTCAAACATCTATTTGCAGGTACAGCAGATATTATTCTTTTTGATACTAAAACACAAACATATATAATTGCTGATTACAAGACTAACAAAGACTTGTTTAAGAATTACATGGGTAAAACTATGATAGGTCCTTTTAGTCATTTATTGGATATGCCTTTAAATCATTATGTAATTCAGCTTTCTTATTATCAACTTCTTCTTGAACAAGTAGGAGTTAAGGTAAGTAAAAGAGTTATTATATGGCTTGGTTTAGATGGTAACTATCAGTTATTTGATACTGAAGATGTTACAGATATTTTAAAAATAACCTTAAACAGTTAGTTATGAAACATTTAGAATTACACAGATTTAAAAAAGCCATAGGTGCAGTTACCTTTGGTCTTTTCTTTCCTAATGAAAATAAAAGATTAGATCAAAAACATGGTATTGGAAAACAACCTGACTTAGTTTTAGTATCTTTTCCTGAAGGAAAACAAACTAAAACTGTAAATGCTGTTAAAAAACTTACAGGTTGGACTGTAAAAAAAGCTACTGCTTTTGTTAAAGAAGGAGATTATCCTAAAGTAGTTACTTATAATGTAAATCCAAAAGGACTTGCAGAAGGAGAGACAGAAGAAGAAGGAGGAAATCAATATACTATTGAAAATATTGTTTTAGAGTTAAAAAATCAAGAGAACATTATTTTTGAAATCTATTAATTATGTTTATAAAAGAAGTCATAGAAAGAATCCAATCTCTTTATTCTAGAGGGGTATCTAGTGATGAGTCTAGGTTATCTGACAGACATGTCTATAACAAAATCTTGTCAGTTAGGATGCAACTTATATCTCAGCAACTTAAAAAGAAGCAGAGAATAAGTGATTGGAACTATTCTATATTACCTTGTGTTGAACTAATTAAAGTTCCTAATCATGAATGCCCTTGTCTTGGAGATTTGGGTTGTGATGTTTATAGAACTAAATTTAAGATACCAAGAGTATTGACAGATTCTAATAGACATTACATAGAGTTTGTAATGTCTGTTGAAAGTGGATTAAGAATAGAAGAAGTATCAAGACAAGGTGTACTTTATTTAAGAGGTAATAAATACACTGGGTTTAAACCTAAGTATCTTTTTGAAAATGGGTATTTGTATTTTCCAATACAGAAATCTCCAGGTGTAGTTAAGATTAAACTTCTTGCTGAAGATCCTCTAGAAGCTATGCACTATCCTTCTATTTGTGATGATTGTCAAAATTGTACAGATTGTATTCCTGCACCTGATCATGAATTTGCTATAGATGGAGATTTAATTGAGCCACTAATTGATATATGTGTTGCAGAAATTATTGGTGTATTTGCAGGAAGAGGAGAAGATACTGCTAATAACTCAAGAGATATACAAAGACCTGAAGGTAGATAATGCAAAAAACTGATTTAAACATAAGAAGCTCTTATAAGAGATACTCTGAAGAAATGAGGACTCCTGTTGAAGAGAAAGAGTTTATTACAATAGCAAATGGCTACATGGAGTTTCTAATACAGAAAGTATTAGATGGAGAAGAAGTGACAATGCCGGCTAGATTAGGAACCTTGTTTATTCAAGGTGTCAAAAAGAAGTTAAAATTTAATAGAGATGGTATTCCTTTGTTGCCTCCTAATTGGGCAAAGACCAAGGAACTTTGGGATAGAAACCCTGAAGCAAAGGCTACAAAGAAGATTGTCTACTGTTTAAATGAAGAAACTGATGGTGTAGTTTATAAGTTACACTGGTCTAAAAATAGAGTACCAATAGAGAATAAACTTTATTACAATTTTATTTTGACTAGAGCTAATAAAAGAGCTATACATCAAAAGATAAAACAAAAGAAAGAATATATAATTAAATCATAAGATTATGTCAAAATCTATTCAAGAGAGACTTAAAAGATTAGAGTATCTATACAGATGCTTATGTAATAGACCATCAGAAGAAGGCCCTCAAGGTCCCCAGGGAATCCAGGGTATACAAGGGAT